CATTAAATATCAATGATTTCAGAGCACCTTTACCTGAAGATTTTCTTGAAAGAGTTTCTGTAAGAATATTAAATGGTAATGAAAAGATAGTACTTACACATGATACGAATAATTCAGGACAGTTTAATAATGTAGCTTATGGTGTATCAGATGACCCAGATACATTATATACACATAGAATAATTAATGGATTTATCTATACAGACTTTAGGGAAGGTATAGTAGAATTAACATATAAAGCATACTATACAGATGATAAAGGTTGGCCTATGATTCCTAGAAATGAATCCTTGGTAAAAGCTATAGATTATTATATAAGAGCAAGATACTATGAAATTGCAGCAGACCAAAATGCTCAATTTGAACGTGCATATGAAAGGGCAGAAAAACAGTATTGTTGGTATGTCACACAAGCTACAAGCAGTCTATTGACATTGGATCCTGTAGAAGCACAGGCATTAGGAGAAGCACTAGTAAGAATGGTTCCTCTTAGAGATAATTTCTATACTGATAACAAATATGCAGGACAGCCAGAAAGGTTAAATAAAGTTATATGGTAAACAAAGAGAAATATATAGGTTTAGGTATAGACCAAGATACTGCTCCTGATAAAAGAAAACCAGATACTTATTGGGATGCTGAGAATATCTATATTGTAAATAATGGTAGATGTTTATCTATTAAACCTATTTTAGGAGAAACATTTATTGCTTCTTTTCCTGACCCTGTAGCAGTAAGTAATGCAGAACGAACAATATTAGGATATACATTATTTAATGAAAGGATATATGTATTTACACATGTTGTAGATACAGTTACTCCAACTAATGTTGTAGATGAGATATTTGTAATATATATTACAAGTGGTACATATACTATAACAATGCTTTGTTATGGTAACTATGGATTTAATGTTAACTACCCTATAGACGCTGTTGGAAATTATGAAACAGAGGATGTAATAAAAATATATTGGGTAGATGGTCTTAATCCACTTAGATTTATAAATGTAAAAGCTACAACTCCTACACTATATAATATAGTTAATAGTGTAACGCTTACAAAACCTGTAGCAGCCATTGGCGGTTCACCTGTTTGGGTAGCTACTACAGGAAGTCTTACGGCAGGTAGTATACAATATGTGTATAATATGTATAACTATAATGGTATACAATCTTCTTTAAGTCCAGCATCTGATCTAGTATCTATAACAATTGCATATACTGGACATGCCAGTGGAGAAAATACTGGATTAGGGATGCGTATAACTGCTACACTTGACACAAGTTACCAAGCAGTTAGAGTGTACTCTATACATTACTTAGAGTTAAATCAAACTCCAGTTGTTAAACTTATATATGACAGTGCTATAAATGGTTCTTCTTCTTTAAGTATAATTGATGATGGAGTATCATTTATTGCTGAGTATTCTGTGCAGGACTTGCTAGCTATCTCACCTTTACCGTATATTCCAAATACACTAGCAGTTAAAAGGGATAGATTATTTATAGGGAATTATACTTTAAATAACTTTAATCCTACATTTGATGCAAGGGCATACTCCTATCCTACAAGCAATACTTCAACTAGTTTAACTAACAGTGGAAGTACTGCATCTTATACAAAAGCACAGTTAGATGCATTATCTAGTACTAATGATGCTATAAATCCTGATTATGATACATATCAGTATAAGTATAATTCTACTACACAAGGAGGTACAGGTAAAAATATTGAATATGAATTTGTATTAACTGCAATTGCTGAACCTATACCATATGAGTATATTGCAATTCCTCCAAAATCCTTAAAGAAGTTTGAGGTTTATAGAATAGGTATTATGTTTTATAATACATATGGGCAAAGATCTCCTGTAAAATGGGTTGCTGATTTCAGAGTACCTGACTTAGATACTGGTGGAATGAGTACAAGTTCTACAGGTATTAAAATTAACTTAACTACTTCAGGTGTTACTGCTCTACAGGCAGCAGGTGCTGTTGGATACCAACTATGTATTGTAGAAAGAAAACAACAGGATAGAACTATTCTATCACAAGGATTTTTAGTTCCATCTGTAAGATATACAATCAATGGTGAAGGTACACATGTATCTGAATATTTCTATCCATACTATACTCCTAAACAACTATCTATGGCTGCTGAGGGTATTGTTGGTGATAATATATCTAATGATTATGTAATTGGAGTAGATTGGAAGTATACTGCATTTCCTGATCCATATCCTGATATGGATACTAGTGTATGCTTCTTCTATTCAACAGATACTATATTTGAAACAAGTAGTATGTTACCTACAAGTGTTAGGATACTTGGAGAAGTTCTAACAGGTACTTCAGATCAAGATACTGTAAGAAGATTATTTGAAAATGATATACTAGTCTATCAGGAACTTACACATTCTAACTTTCCTTATTGGGGAGCTAGTACTGAAACAAGATTTCCTCTACATATAATGGACCAATCTCCTTCTATTGTTGCTGCAACTCCAAATATATATAATTACGAGGTAGTAAGAACTTTTTACTATAATGCTATATTTAAGAATGTATATTCTAGTACAACCCTTGTAGCTCCAGCAACAGGTAAATGGGTAAGTTCAGAAGAACTTAGTTACATTAATTCTATGCATACTGTAAGTAATATAGTTGCTTTGAAAGACTTGGTTGATGTAAATACTGCTGCATTACCTACTAGTTACTATGGCTCTTTTTCAAATTGTATTGCTTTAGACTTTGGTAATGAAACCTGGCATCTTGATGGTTCAAGTAATAGATTTGGTTTATTTGATGCTGCTGGATTAATACCAGGTACTAGAGGAACAACTACAACTAGAGCTATTCCTATAGTAGAATTATTACAGACTGTATCCAACCAATATGGAGGTAATACATATGAGATAAAACAAAGCAATGAATATCTACCTTTAGGAAATCTTAGACCTATAGATACTACTCAAAACTCTGAATATATAGGAGATATCTGGATTGGTATGCTAAGTGTGAATAGGTTCAATGGAGGAGATAATAAAACTCAGGGACAAATGAATCTCTATGAGTTTATCAATGTAAACTGTATAGAGAATAATCATAATGTGTACGCTAGACAGGATGACATGTTTAATTCTAGGGTAAATCTTAGTGTATCAGTTAATTATAGATATAGTAGAATAAGTGATAATCACAAACTCTTAGGTGCATATAATCAAGTACCAAATGTATTCAAGGATTACCCTGTACCATTTAATTATAGTTCAATAGATAAGTATCCTTTGTCAATCATGGGCAGTAATGTAAAAACACCAAATGAACTATTGGATAGTTGGTTAGTGTTTCCACCTACAAATACGAAATTATTAGAAGGTACTTATGGAACATTAGCTAAACTACATAATTTAGCGGGTGATTTGATAGCATTACAAACAACTGGTATTGCCTTAATTGAGATAGAACCTAGAGTACAAACTACAGGACAAGATGGATTGGGTATATATTTAGGTATAGGAGATCTATTCTATTATCATAAATATCTAGTAACTAACACAGGTACTACAAACAAGTTTACAGTATGTGATGATGGTAAAAACTTATACTACTATGATAATACATTAAACTTAATATGTACTTTACATGAGGGTAAACTTAGTACACTCAAATCTATTAAAACAATACTAGATGCGTATCCTACTGGACCGCATAGAACAACTTATTTTAACAAAATGGACTATGTTTATTTTCAGTATACAGGTTTTACGTTGGTGTATGATTTATTACTACAAAAGTTTATTTCTAAGGATTCTTTCTTAGATAGTAACAAAGCACTGATCCCTATAGGAAAAACATTACATCAACTGGAAGAAGGAACAGGGAGTTTAGTAAACTTATATACACAGTTAACAGGGGCTGTAAAAGCTAGTAAGATAATATATTTAATATGCCCAGAAGCAGATTTTGAAAAAGTGTTTCACAATTTGCAGTATAGATTAAATGGTACAGACTTTACTACTATTAAAGTTACAAATGATATAAGTGCTTCAGCAGTAACTACACCAGACACAAAGATAA